TGACCACCTGCTCCGTTGCACGCTCATCGGCGCCGTCCGTCGCGCATTTGAGCCCGGCTGCAAACACGACACCGCTTGCATCATCATGGGCGATCAGGGCGCCCGCAAATCGTCTTTCTGGTCTGCTCTGGGTGGTCCTTTTTTTTCTGATGCCTTGGGGGACATCGGCTCAAAGGACGACCTCATGGTGCTCCACCGCTCGTGGCTCATGGAGTGGGGCGAAATCGATCGCATCACCTCCCGCAAAGAAGCCGCAGAGGTGAAGAGCTTCCTGTCTCAGGCAGTGGACCTCTTCCGTGTTCCCTACGGGAAGCTCACCGAGAGCTTTCCTAGGCGGGGCATCATCGTGGGCTCCACCAACCGCTCTACAGGCTTCCTGCAGGACGAAACCGGTAACCGCCGCTTTTGGGTCATCCCAACCACACGCACAGAATCCGATCCCATCGACACTGGCACCCTTGCAGCCGAACGCGATGCAATTTGGGCCGCTGCTGTTCATGCCTACAGGGCCGGTGACCCTTCGCACCTCCCGGCCGAACTCTCCCGGCAGGTGGCTTCAGAAAACGAGGCCTACCTGGTCACCAATCCATGGGAGCCGGCCATCCTGACCTGGCTGAGCACTCCAAAGCCCGACGACATCACAACCGAACGCATCCTCACCGAGGCCATTCAAAAGCCCATCGAGCGGCAAAAGCGCTCTGATCAGATGGCCGTGGCTGACATCCTTCGGAAATTTGGATACGACCGGCGGAAGCGGCGCATCAACGGCATTCCAACCTGGATTTACAGCAAGGCCTGATTCGCTCGGTTGCAGGTCAAAACCAGCGGGTGTTCCCACCTATGTTCCCACCTCAGGGGAAGGTGGGAACATGAAACCCATTCCAGCGCCTGGATTGTTCCCACCGTTCCTACCGTACCTACCTTTATGAATGATTTTTTTAATAGGAGATAGGGACGGGAAGGAACCTAGGAACACAAAACGGGAAAGTCTGCGACCATAGGTGGGAACACGCAAGGTGGGAACATTTCCTGAAATCCCTTCCTGGGCCTGCGGTTTGGGGTGTTCCTACCTCTGATTTTTGTTCCCACCTCGGGGTCCCCGGCGTCCGCTTCAACCCTGGCGGGCCACCGGCTGCGCATTCATAGGCTGAGGCCATGCTCAGAATCTCAATCGACACCCGCTCTCTGGACAAAATGGCCAAGGAGCTGGCCAACTACAAAGGGACCACACGCAAACACCTGTCCGGTGCCATGAATCTGGCCGCCAAAGACGCTAAGGATCATCTTGTTAGCGTCACGCCTCGCTACATCAACAAACCCACACGCTGGACACTCAACAGCACATTTCTCAAGCAATCCAATCAGAACAATCTTGAAGTGACACTCGGCTTCAAGGACTACGCAGCTAAAGGCACACCAGCTGCAGACTACTTACGTCCACTCATCAAAGGCGGTCCACGTCAACGTAAAGGCGGCGAAAACCTCATCAGCGGCATTGCTGGCGCACGCTACATGGTGCCAACTGGTGTGACCCCAGCAAAATTCAACCAATATGGCAACATCAGCAGTGGAATGTATCAGAAGATTTACTCAGATCTTCGCGTGCAAAGACAAGTAGGCTCAACGTCAAACCGAGCGGAAGGGACAAGATCACGCTTTTTTGTTGGCCAGCCAGGCGGTCGACCGCTTGGCATTTATGCCAGAGTTGGTCGTAATAAATCAGGCTTTCACACAATCTTCACTCTGCACACCAGAGCACCACAATACGAAGCACGCTTCCCGGTGTCTGACATTCTACAAAAGGAATTCGATAGGAAGTTTCCAGGAATCTTTAGCCGGCTAGTGTATAAATCAAAATAGGTGGGAGCATATTTAAAAATAGAGGGGGCGCATATTTTCCATCCAAGGCCATAGATTAGGGCAATTTATAAATGGGTCCTTCCTAGAAAACTGGCCAAGCGGGTGTATTCGAACCCCAGTTTTTCTATTGAGAACGGTTCTCAACAAGGTTGCCAGGCTTTTTGAGAACAGTTCTCAATAAGGCCCAAGTGGCGCTCTGCCTTTCCAGACGAACGCTTGATTCAGACTGCAACCGGTTGCGGTAGATTGGTTGCATGGTGTGGGAACTGAACAGCTCAAAGGCAGCGGCTTTGATCGAGGAATCGACAGGGCGAGCATGCACGCGGCAAAACCTAGAGAAGTTGTGTGCGCGTGGGGGCCTTAGGGGCAGCCGTTGCATTTTGCAGGCCAAGCCGTTGAGGTTGGATGGTGATCTGGTTGTCGCTGAGTATCTGGCGAAAGTTGCACCGTTTCAGGCGGAGGCACAGCAGCCGAGCGCCAAGCGTGAGCGCAAGCCCCCCGGACGCCCCCCAACTGGCTCAGGAGATGATCTGCCGGAGTACACGATCAGCCGGGCGCGGAGTGAGTTCGAGAAGGCGAACCTGTTGGAGCTCCAGCGGAAGACGCAGGAGCGGGAGTTATTACGGCGGGAGGATGTGCAGCAGGCCTGGAGCCAGGCGGTGAACCTGACACGCACCAAGCTGCTGGGGGTGCCCAGCACGGTGAAGCAGCGAATCCCTCATCTGGAGGTGGAGGAGATCGAGGTGATCACTGGCTTAATCCGTGAGGCGCTTGATGAGCTGGCGGGTGGCGAGGTGGCGGCATGATCACGGCGGACCCGGCGGAGTTGACGCGGGAGATCCTGGCGGGGTTCAAGCCACCGCCCCGGTTGCGGTTGAGCGAGTATGCGGACCAGTTCAGCGTGATGACTGGCAGCGCAGCTGAGAAGGGGCGATGGAACACGCTGCCATATCAGCGGGAGATCTTGGACGCTTTCACGGATCCGACTGTGGAGACCATCGCGATCATGAAGTCTGCCCGGGTGGGCTGGACAAAGATGCTGGGTGTGGCGGTGCAGTTCTACAGCCACCAGGATCCATGCCCGGTGATGATCGTTCAGCCGGTGAAGGAGGACGCTGAGGGCTACTCGAAGGAGGAAATCAAACCGCTTTTTGAGGACACGCCGGTGTTGCGTGGGTTGATCTGTGAGGCGAAGGCGCGGAACACAGCCAGCAACACGATCCTTTTGAAGCAGCTGGCCAATGGTGGGCTGATTGACATTGTGAACGCGGCCAGTGGGAGGAGTTTCCGGAGGAAGAGCCGGAAAGTGGTGCTGTTTGATGAGGTGGACGCTTACCCGCGGTTGGATGAGGGCGATCCAATCAAGCTGGGGCGGAACCGGGCGGATTACTACTGGGATCGAAAGATCGGGCTGGGTGGGACGCCAATTTTCAAGGGCGGCAAAACTGAGGAATGGTTTCTGCGGGGTGATCAGCGGCGGTACTTTGTGCCATGCCCTCACTGCCTGGAGCCGCAGGTGCTGCGCTGGGAGCAGATGCGGAAGGAAGGGGATGAGGCTGGGACGTATGAGTGTGCGCACTGTGGAGAGCTGATCCCGCACAGCAGGAAACGGTGGATGGTGGAGCGTGGGGAGTGGCGGGCGACGGCGAAGGCGCAGATGCCTGGGCTGGTGAGCTTCCACTTGTGGGCGGGCTACAGCTACAGCCCGGCTGCTGATTGGGCGGTGCTGGTGCGGGAGCATCAGGAGGCGCTGGAGGCGATGCGGCGGGGCGATCCGGACGCAATGCAGACGTTCCACAACACGGTGCTGGGGATCCCATGGGAGGACTCGCTGGCCGGGAAGCTGACCGGCGAGGGGCTGGCGAGGCGGCGGCAGGATGTGGATGGGGGGAATGGCTATGAGGCGGGCGCCGTGCCTGATGGGGTGCTACTGATCACTGCGGGCGTGGATGTGCAGGGCGGTGGGGGAACGGTGGGCGAGCGGCTGGTGCTGACGGTGTGGGGCTGGGGCCGGGGGGAGGAGGGGTGGCACCTGGGTCACTGGGAGATCGACGGCGACCCGCAGCAACCGGAGACGCTGGAGCAGCTGGATCAGATTGCGGCGACGCGATGGCAGCGGGCGGATGGTGTGGAGCTGAGGCTGGCCATGGGCGGGATCGATGATGGCGGCATCGCAACGCATGAGATCCGGGACTGGTGCAGGAGCAGGGCCAGCCAGTGGGTGCCGATGAAAGGGGCGCATCAGAAGGGCAAGCCGTTGATCGGGAGGGGTGTGGCGGTGGACGTGAACAAGAAAAACCAGGGCATCACCAAGCGTGGGGTGATGTTGTTCCATGTGGGCTATGACGCGAGCGTGAACCACCTGCAGGGGCGGCTGAGGAATGAGCAGCCTGGGCCGGGATACCTCCACCTGGGCCAGGCCTCAACGGATCAGTTCCTTGATGAGCTCTTTCCGTGGAAGCGCATGCCGAAGCGAGACAAGGGCCAGACGGTGTACCAGTGGGTGCTGCCTGCTGGGAGCAGGGATGAATCTGGCGACTGCACCCGGATGGCCTACGCAGCGCTGCAGCTGGTGGCGCGGAGGTATAACCGGGCGACGATGTGGGAGCAGATTGAGGGGCAGCTGAGGGCTGGGGCGAGGCCGGCGCCGAGTGCGGCGCCAGCGGCGCGGCGGCGGAGCAGTTGGCTGGGGCGTGGCCTATAGTGGAAGGACTGACGCGGTAGGTGACCCGGCTTAGCCAGGGGTACGCTGCCGGGGCTCCTTCGGGAGTCGCAGGGACCCAGGCTTCACCAGCCAGTGGTAACGATGCTCAGTGCTCGTGGGGTGCTACTCGCAAGCGGTGACAGAAGGGGCCTCTAGCTTGGGGGCCCTTTCTGGTGTTTGGGGGTTCATAGGTTGAGTGGATGGCCTATACGACGGATCAGCTGGCGGCTTTGCGCTCGGCGATGGCCGAGGGGGTGCAGAGCGTGCAATTTGCTGATGTGCGGCGGGTGGTGTTTCGAGATCTGGCGGAGATGCAGCAGTTGGAGCGGGTGATGGTGGGGGATTTGGGAGCGGCGGCGGTGGCTGTGGGATCGGGGACCACACCGATGCGGCGGTATCGGCTGGGGTTTCGGAGAAGCTGATGGGGAAGAAGAAGGCCAGGGTGCAGGGGTTGCCTGGGGGGTTGGCGCCGATCGATCGGGGGATGGTTCAGCGGGCTTTTGAAGGGGCGAAGCAATCGCGGCGCACAGAGAACTGGTTCACCTCGCTGGGCGGGCCGAACACAGACATCAAACAGGCGTGGCGGTGGCTGGTGAGCCGCCATCAGGATCTGATCGATAACGAACCCTACGCGGCCAAGGCGGTGCGGGAGCTGGTGAAAGGCTGGGTGGGTGATGGGGTGATGGGCACGCCGGTGGGTGGCACCAGGCGGCTGCGGACGATCTGGGAGGAGTGGTGCGACAGCAACCTGTGCGACTTCTACGGGCGGACAAATTTTTATGGGCTGCAGGTGCAGGCGGCGCGGTGTGTGGTCGCTCGGGGCAGTGTGCTGATCCGGCGGCGGTTTGATGAGCGGCTGATGCGGCGGGGGTTGCCGCCGTTGCGGCTGCAAGTGATCGAGCCGGACTGGCTGGATTTTTCGAAGGATGATGGCTCGCTGATCCGGTTTGGGAAGCAGTTCAACGCGGACGGCCAGCTGGAGGGCTACTGGATCCGGCGGCAACACCCGGGGGAGCACGACACGCGTGTGAGCCTGGTGGTGAGTGATTTTGTGCCGGCGGAGGAGATCTGCGATGTGTTCGAGACACGGCGGCCGGGGCAGGTGATCGGGATCCCGTGGGGGAGTGCGGCGCTGCTCACGTTGCGGGATGTGGGTGATCGGCGGGAGGTGCAGCTGATCAGGGACAAGTTGGCGGCGTGTTTCACGGCGTTCGTGACGAATCCAGCGCCGGAGGATGTGGCTGTGGGCGGGGTGGATGCCTATGGGAATCCGGTGGATCCGGGCACCAGGCCGCTGCCGGAGACGATGGAGCCGGGAACCATCGAGGTGCTGGGCCCGGGGCAAGACATCCGGATGGCTCAGCCGCCGGTGAGTGGGGACTACGCCTCAGTGGATCGGCACCACCTGCATGCGATTGCGGCGGCTTATGACCTGCCGTTTGAGACGATGACGGGGATCCTTTCGGAGGTGAACTACTCGAGCATTCGGATGGGCCGGCTTGGGTTTCATGCCTCGGTGAATGAGTGGCGCACCACGATCCTCGAACCGCAGCTGTTGCGGCCGGTGGCGGGGTGGTTCAGCGATGCGGCGCAGCTGGCCTATGGGATTCGGCCGGTGGCGCGCTGGACGTGGACGCCTCCGCGGCTGCCGATGGTGGACCCCTCCAAAGAGGTGCCAATGCTGGTGCAGGAAATCAAGGCCGGCCTGCGCTCACTGGAGGATGTCCATCGTGGGGTTTATGGGGCCTATACGGAGGAGGTGCTGGCGCAGCTGAGCCAGAACATGAAGGACGCCCGCAAGCTCGGCCTTGCGCTGGATGTGGATGGAACGCTGGCGGTGCTCACCAAGGGCTCTGGATTGGCGGACACCACGCCTGGGATTGTGGACACTCCTGTGGAGAAGTTCATTGCTGAATCCTCTCCAGAGTCTGCGGTGGTTGCGGCTGGTGCGGCTGTAGAGGCTGGCGCCTGATTGCGGTTCATAAGTTGTGCCCATGGCAGAAAACTCCTCCCTGGAACGTGCCGCATTCATGCGGCCCACTTCGGTTGATGAAGCCAACCGAACGGTTGAGCTGGTGATCGCCAGCGAGGCCAATGTGGGCGGCCTGGTGTTGCGCTGCGCTGCTGATGCCGTGGAGATGGGCCCCGCGCCGGTGCCTGTGCTCTTGGACCATTACAGCGAGATCGACCGGATGGCCGGAAGGCTGACGGACGTTCGCTTCCAGGATGGCCAGATGATTGGCACGGCTCAGTTCATTGATGCCCCCGCGGCGGAGATGGGCTGGCAGCTGGCACGATCGGGCTGCGCCGTTTCGGTGCGGGCGACGTTTTCTCCCGCAGATGTGGTCTCCCTCAGTGCCGATGCCGACATGGTGCGGCGCTGGCGGTTGGGCCATGCCGCTTTGGTGCCCGAGGGTGCCGATGTGGCTTGTTTGACCCGTTCAAAAACTGACTCTCTCCCCATGGAAGATTTGACCAAGACCGGGGAGAGCCCGGTGGCTGTGGCCCCTGCGGTTGCGGTCGAGACTGCTGCTGTTGAGCGTGCGGTGGCCCCTGCTGCTGCTGCGCTCGATGAGACCGGCCGCCAGCTGGAGCAGTTGCGCGCCGAAACCCTGGAGCTCAAGCGTGAAGCCCGGGTGCGTGAGGCGGGCCAGCTGGCCGGTCTGGACGCTGCCCAGGTGGCTGAGGTGCTGGAGGCCACCCGCGGCAAGAGCATCGAGGAGAGCGTGATCGAGGTGGTGCGCCGCCATCGGGTTGCGGTTGAGGCCGCGGCTCCGGTGCATGCCGGCCACCCCGCCCGGACGGCTCTGAGCGTGAGCCGGGATGAGGGCGAGACGGTGGTGCGCTCTTATGAGGCTGAGCTGGAGCGCCGGGCTGGGATCCTCAAGGCCCCCAGTGAGGTGGGCAAGGCGGCCCTCGGCCTAACGGCTTTGGAGATGTGCCGCGGTTACCTGCAGAGCCGTGGGGTGAACACCCAAGGCATGAGCAAGAACGCTGTGGTGGAGCGGGCGTTCCATTCGACGAGCGACTTCCCGCTGCTGTTCGAAAACATCGCCAGCAAGACTTTGCTGGCCGCCTATGCGGAGGAGCCCCAGACCTGGGCGCCCCTGGCACGGCAGCGCAACCTGCCTGACTTCAAGGCGGTTTCTGACTACCAGGTGGCTGGGCAGATCGTGCCCGAGAAGATCCTCGAAGGTGGGGAGTACACCTCGGCCACGGTAACGGAGGGCAAGGCCACCTGGAACCTCGCAACGTACGGCCGCCGTGTGGCGATCACCCGCCAGAGCATCATCAACGATGATCTGGACGCTCTCAGCCGGGTGCCTGAGATGCTGGGCCGCGGCTGCCGGTTGCTGGAGAGCAACATGGTGTGGGATCTGATCACCAATGGCTCCCTGGGTGCCACGGTGAGCCTCGATAACAAGGCTCTTTTCCACGCCGACCACAACAACACCATCAGCGGCGCCACGACCACCATCGGCATTGCTGGGATGGACGCGGCGAAGGTGAAGCTGCGCAAGCAGTCTGATCTGGCTGGAAATCGGCTCAACCTGGCCCCCGCTTATCTGCTGGTGCCCCTGGAGCTGGAAACCGCAGCGCTGCAGTTCCTCTTTCCCACCGGCTATGCGCCCGCCAACCTGACCGGCGCCAGCGGCCCGAACCCCTTCGCGGGTGGCGTGCAGCTGATCGTGGAGCCCCGCCTCAGCGATGACTCCACCGCCATGTGGTATTTGGCCTCCAGCCCCAACCGCGTGGAGATGATCACCTACGGCTATCTGGCCGGAGAGGTGGGCCCGACCATCACCCAGACCGAAAACCGCAACCCTGACGGTATCGAGCTGCTGGTGCGGATGGATTTCGGCTGCACCCTGAGCGACTACAGGGGCTTTGTGCGCTCTGCTGGCGCCTGATCAACCACCTAACCCATTGAGGATTCGACCATGAAAATCCACATCCAGGAGGGCGAATACATGACCCTCACCGCCCCGTACGCCGTGAGCAGCGGCGCCGGGGCCCTGAAGGGGGCCCTGTTTGGGGTGGCCGTGGCTGATGTGGCCAACGGCGCCGAGGGGGTGTTCGCCACCTGCGGCGTGTTCACGCTGGCCAAGCCCACCACAGCCAACACCGGCGGAGCCCAGGGCGTCAAGGCGTACTGGGACGACTCAGCCAAGCGCATCACTGCGGTGAGCTCGGGCAACACGCTGGTGGGCTGCTTCGCGGCTACCTGCGCTGATGGTGATGCCACCTGCAAAGTGCGCCTGAACGGGGTGGTCTGATGGATTGGGCCAGGCTATCGGCTACGGCTGATCGCCTGGCCCTGGACTTCATGGGCTCCGTGGAGGTGGTGACCCCCTGGAGCTCTGGGAGGGGGTTTCTCGATCAAAACTCTGAGCTGGTACTGGAGGGCCAAGTGGTGATGGTGGACTACGTGCTGAAGGCCCAGGCGGCGGTGGCGGCCCAGCTGGACTACGGCGATCAGGTGACGATCGGCGGGCGTGGGTTCAGCGTGACCCATAAGGCCTTGCGGTATTCTGAGGGCACGTGGGTAACCGTGCCGGTGCAGCCGCTGGAGAAGCTGCCGGTGGTGCCCTACGGCGGCGAGTTGTTCATCGATGGCAATGTGAGCGGTGCCGGTGCCGATGTTGTGGATGGGAATGCGTCATGAGCGAGACCATTTTTGCCCGGGTTAAGTTCAAGAAAAAGACCACTGCGGGATGGGCAGCGGCCAATGAGGTGCTGCAGGACGGAGAGCCGGGGCTGGAGTTGACGACAGCGGGAGCACTGAAGATGAAGATCGGCGATGGGGTGAAGACCTGGAGCCAGCTCACTTACTTCATAAATTGAGGCTATGACTTACCTCGCGTTCACCAAGGCCAACGGCAAGGCCACCAACGTTTCCAGCGAGGATCCGTTGCCGGTGGCAGCCACGGTGACGGCGGATTCCTCCGTTGCCGCCCGCACGCCGGTGACCACCAGCGTGGCCAGCAGCGCCACCAGCGTGCTGATTCTGGCAGCGAACGCGAACCGAAAGGGGCTGAGCATCTATAACGAGAGCACGGCAGTTTTGCGGATCAGCCATAGCAACCCGGCGACGACCTCCAACCACTTCGCGACGCTGCAGCCGGGTGGGTTCTACGCGGAGGACCAGCAGGCCTATGTGACCGCTGCGATCTATGGCATCTGGAGCGCAGCGAATGGCACGGCGCAGGTTCGGGAGTTGACGTGATGCCAGTGCTACTGAATCCGGACAACCTCCGTGACATCCTGATCCCCCTCAGCGACGAGTCGGCTGCGCTGACCGTGGCCACCAGGCTGACGATTGCGTATTGGCCCAGGGCCACGGTGCTCACTGAGCTGCCTATCTGGATGGTGAACATTACTCCCACTGGTGCGGCGCTGCAGTTGGATATTCGCGTGGGAGGGACTTCGATCTTCAGCACCCTGCCCACAATCGCGGCGGGATCGACCAGCTCTGTTGGCGGGACTCCAGCGGTGTTTGCGGCGGCGTTTGTAAGTGGTGGGCAGCAGATTGCGGTGGGTGCTTCGGTGACCTTCCATGTGCTGCAGATCGGCAGCACCGTGGCAGGCGCTGGATTGAAGGTGTCGCTGGCAACCCGGAAGGCAAACTAATGGAGTTTTGGGGGAATAGTTATACCTTCCAGCAGCTCTGGACCCCAGCAGCCATCAGCACAGCACTCTGGCTCGATGCGGCGGATGCCAGCACGATTACAACTGTTTCAGGTGGGGTGAGCGAGTGGAGGGATAAGAGTGGGTATGAGAGGCATTTCTCTCAAGCGACGATAGGGATTCAACCTGTGTATGCTACAAATGTACTTAACAACAAAAATGTAATTAATTTTGTTTCTGCCGACTCTTTGACAAGAAGCGCAATTCCGTTTAATGATCTTGGAAATAACTCTTTATACGTTGTTTCCAATCGAACGGGAAGGCCGAGCCAGTACAATGTGGTTATAATTCTGACAAGAGCACAGTTTAGAATAAGAAACATGGTAGCAAATTATAGTTCAGCAAACGCCGGCAAATGGGGAACATACACAACTGCTGACTTTCCATCTCCATCAGGCTCTATTAACGCTTCATATTCGATAAATTTAATGGTCGCAGATCAAGCCACCAACGCTTATTTATTTTATCAAAACGGGACATATCAAGGTAGTAACGGCGTAGTTAATGTAAATGCGACAGGATTTACGGATGGCGCATGCTGGATCGGAAACGACCAGTATAACTCAAGTTTAGAGGGCAACATTGCCGAGGTAGTATTCTGCAACGAGAAAAATTCAGACCTCACCCGCCAACGCATCGAAGGTTACCTCGCCCACAAATGGGGCCTAACCGCCAACCTGCCCAGTGACCACCCTTACAAGAGCACGCCGCCATATCTATGAAATACCTCTACACTCTCCCCTCCGGCCCCCTCCGCCCGTATCCCAGGCAGGATGATCAACCTGTGGTGGGGTTGGATACTACGGCGTTTGCTGTGCTGCTGGTGCAGCAAGATCCAGAGCCTGAATACAACTCAGACACCGAATATCTTGCCCCGCACGAGACCATCACCCTGGGTGAACCTGAGGGGGTGCTTCGGCGAACTTGGCAGGTGTTGCCGATCCCGCCAGCGCCGGAGCAGGCCCATTGGGTGGAGTTTGGGCAGGCTGTGCTGGCGTCTGCTGAACTGGGGCAGTTGTATGAGGCGGCGCCAAGGCTGTTGGCCCATGGCCTGACGGCTGGTCTGCTTCAGGCGGTGAACCAGACCGACTCGCGGCCCTTTGCAGCGGCCTGGGGGATGGCCCGTGGGCTGGGCCTGATCTCGGATGAGTTGCTGGCAGGGGTGCTGAGCATGGCAGCAGGATTTGATCTGCCGACAGAGTTCACCGCAGCGCTCACGGTGCCCCCTCCGGCCCAGAGCGTCGGCCAGGAATGGGCCTCCCCCGATGGCACCCTCTACCGGGTGGCGCAGGCCTTTGATGACGTTGGGCAATTTCTCCCGGATGATCCCGCAACCCCGCCGCGTGAGAGCCTGCGGTGGGTGGTGGTGGAGCCTTGACCGCTTCGATCCGCGAGCAGATCACCGCGGCGGTGTTCACCAAGGCTCAGAGCACAGCAGGGCTCGGCGGCAGGGTGTATCGATCGAGGGTGGAGGCGTTCAGCAGGAACAGCACACCAGCGCTGGTGGTGGAATGCGTGCGGAACACGCCGAACCCGACGCGGGCTGGGGTGACAACGATGCCCCATGAGCTTGAGTTTCGATTCTTGCTGATGCTCGATGATCCGATCCCGGAGCAGGCAGCAGATCCGATCCTGGTGGATCTCCACGATCGCCTCATGCTGGACCTCACCCTAGGCGGCCTCAGCATGGACATCCTGCCGGGAGAAACCCGCTGGGATCAGGAGGTGAATGGAGTTGCGGTCGTGACCAGTTCATATCTTGTGCAGTATCGGACCCTCATTAAAGATCTCACCGATGCCTAAGGAGCCAAAGCCGATGCCGCCATTCCCTGCCGTTGGGGGGGAATTTGAATGGAATGGCACGGAATTTGTGCGCCGCAGCACCGTGACCGCTCCTGGTTGCGAGGCTGATCTGAAGGCATCGGCTGCGGTTGAAGGGGCCACAGTTTCAACCCCTGAGCCCTGATGGCCCTCTTCAAGAACAGAACCCTGGCCTCCAAAATCGAGGCGACCGAGGGCACTAACGCCACCCCGAGCCTGACGACCGATGCCGCCTTGGTGCTGGATCTGGAAATCGGCGTGGATTCCGATGAGGTGGAGCGCGAGATCAGCTACCCCTGGCTGGGTTCTAGGGAAGTTGTCTACACGAAAAAGCAAGCCACCTTCAATTTCTCTGTTGAAATGGCGGGCAGCGGCACCGCTGGCACTGCACCGGCTTGGGGCAGATTCATTCAGGCCTGTGGGTTTAGTGAGACGATTGTGGGCTCCACTGTGGTGTATTCACCCATCAGCAGCGGCTTTCCTTCGCTCACGATGATTGGCAACCACGACGGAAACCAATACATCGGACTGGGCTGCAGGGGCAGCTTTGAGATTGAGTGCGCGGTGGGTGAAATTCCTAAATTCAACTTTGAATTCATGGGCGCCTACTTGCCGCCTACTGATGTAGTGTTGCCCACCCCCACTTATACCGGGCAGGCCAAGCCGATTCACTTCGCCTCGGGCAACACCGTGAGCGCCACCTTGGATGGCTACGCTTTTTGTATTGAAGAATTCTCCCTAGATCTCTCCAATGAGATGACCTACCGCGAGCTGGTGGGTTGTGCCAAATCCAATAAGATCACCGATCGCGCAGTGGAGGGTGAGATCCTGGTGGAGCGGCCTGATCTGCTGGCCACCAAAAATCTCTACACCGCCATTGATGCGCACACCCTGGTACCTTTCGGATTCACGCATGGCACCGTGGCTGGCAACCGGGTGGCGATCGCCTGCCCCACCCTGCAGCTCACCCATCCGGAGGCTGACGACTCCGATGGGGTGCTGATGCACAACTACAGCTTCCGGGCTGTGCCTGTGTCGCCGGGGAACAATGAGGTGACCATCACCGTGAGCTGATGTAGGCTGTTGCGGTCTGGATCGTTGCTTTAGGTGTATGGCTTTTAAGATCAGCTCAGCAACAGAGGGGACCTATAAGTGGCCCGTGCCTGTCATGATCCCTGTGGATGGCGGCAAATTCAAAAAGGAGGAATTTACCGCTGTTTTCAAGCGCTACCGCAAGGATGCCATCCCAACTGCCAGTGAAGACGGTGGAGTGGATGAAGAGCGCGGCATTGAATTCTTCAAAGCCATCCTGGTGGATTGGAGCGGCATTAAGGACGAAGCTGGCGAAGAGATCCCATACAGCGAAGAGAAGCTGATCGATTTTCTGGATGTGCCGGTGTTCACTAATGCTGTGGTGAAGGCCTACCAGTCCAGCATGGACATGGCGAAAGAAAAAAACTAATTGGCGCTGCTGAGGTGATCCTTGGCAAGAAGGGAGCCAGCAGCAGCGACACCCTCGAATCGGATCTCGCAGCGCAAGGGCTGGACATCTCCACGCTGGAGCCTTGGCGGCTGCAGCAACTGCAGGAGGGCACAGAAGACTATGAATTATGGGAAGAAAATGTGCCCGTTGTTGAACTCTTTATGAAAACCATCCGCCAATGGCGGACAGCAGGGGAGCAGTTTCTCGGGATCGATTATGTGGCGCTCGATGTGGTCGCTAAGTTGAGCAATATGGCGCTCGATGCTGAAGTGTTCAACGATTTTCAAGTCATGGAGGCCCGGGCTGTTGAGCTGCTGAACAAGCGCAAACCTGCGAAGAAGGGAAGGAAAGGCTGATGGCCGTGGCTGCTGAAGCGCTGCTGAAGCTCCGCGCCGTGTTTGATGGTGATGGATTTGATCGGGCCACCCGAGCCCTAGGGGGTGTTGAGCGCTCAGCGGCGCAAGCGAAACGCAGCTTCAAAAGTGTGCTTGATTCTTCCGCCTGGCAGGGTGCAGCAGTAGCAGCAACTGGCATTGGCGCGGGGCTGATGTACTCAGCAAAGAAGGCCATCGAGCTGGAAAGCCAGATGGTGCAAGTGCGAAAGGTGGTGGAGTTTGAATCTCCCAATGGACTTCGCAAACTGCAAGACGATTTGGTGGGCCTTAGCACAAAGATTCCCTACACCGCAAAGGAACTGGCGGAGCTGGCCGCAGCAGCTGGGATGGCTGGCTACGCCGAAAAGGACATCCTGAAATTCGTGGAAGCAGCGGCAAAAATGGGCACCGCGTTCAACATGAGCGCATCAGAGGCCGGTGATGCCATGGTGGCTTTTCAGGCTGGCATGGGCCTCTCCCTGGACGAGGCCATCAAACTTGGCGATGCCATCAACCACCTCAGCGACAACCTCGCTGGCGTGGTGGAACCTGAAGCGCTGGTCGAGGTGACGAAACGAATCGGCGCGATTGGTGTGGCTGCTGGCCTTTCCGCCAAAGATGTGGCAGCCCTTGGCGCGGCATTCCTGGCGCCTGGCACCAAAGCAGAAGTGGCGGCCACTGGCCTGAAAAATTTCCTCAAGGCACTCACAATGGGTGAGGCTGGCTCGAAGAGCTTTCGGGCTGCCATGGATCGGCTGATGGGTGGGAAAAATGCCGCTCAGCTCATTGCCAATCAAATGCAAATCGATCCAAAAGGGACAATAATGAAGGTCATCGATCAGTTACGAAAAATACCAAAG